GTCGTCGTTCTTCAGCTGGGCGGTGAACTGCGTGCTGACGTCACTGAACACGTTGGACGCAACAACACGGAGCTGTACTTCGCCGCGGGCCGGGTACTCGGTCTCGAGCGCAGTCAGGGTCAGGTTCAGGTTGCCGGTGCTGCCGCCAGGGAGTGGCAGGGAGACCGACGGCGACAGGCAGATGGTCGCGCTGATCGGGGTTTCCGACACGACGAATCCGCGGTACGAGTACGACTCGACGTAGAAATTGCCTGGAGACGGATCGGCGACCAAGGTCAAATCGCTGTTCACCAGGTTGCCCTCGCTCTTGCCCTGCGGGATGAAGTGGAACGCAGTGCGTTGCTCGATGCCGATGCCGGAGTCGCGGATGATCACGTAGCCCTGGACCCGCATCACGATGCCGTAGTCCTTAGTTGGCACGAACGTGTAGCCTTGGCTGAACACAGGGTCGACGCGCAGCACGACATTTTCGCCGGCCTGCACACCGTCGCGGATCGGCGACGAGCTCGGGTTGATACCACCGAAGAACGTGGCAATGGCCGAACCGACATCCAGGCCGGTGGCGACATCGCGGATATAGCCGCTGACCTGCACGTTAGAGAAGTCGATCGTGTAGGGCGGCCGGCCGCCGGTAATATTGCGCGGTGCGACTTCCAAGTAGCCGTAGGTCACTTCGTCCGGGGTCGTATTGATGGTGCCCGGGCCGATATCCGGCCAGGTCACTGGGGTGGACGGATCCAGAGTGGATGGGACCATGAACAGCTCGAACGTCACCGGCAGGGTGGACGGCGGCGGGGTGCCCGAGGGAGTGATGTAGAACGTGTCCTCATACGCGCCTTGCGGGGCGAGGTACGTGCCGGCGGGGGCGACGCCATTGGCGCCGGACGGCAGGTAGATCGGAGTAACGACGCCTGCGCCGTTCTGAATCAGGGCGAACGAGCCGGGGGCGAAGAAAATACCGCCGTAGCCGGCCGCGGACTCGTCATAGTTGACAGCGTCGGGCACAACTTCGATGGCCATGAACGTCATGCTGTTGATGCCGCCGGGCAGGTTCGAAACTGGTCCGTAAATGTCGAAAACCTGCTTGGTGCGGTCCACAACACCGCCTGTGGTCTGCTGGAAGAACCCACTGGCCACGACATTGTCGAAATTCACCGCATATGGCGGATTGAACGAAATATTGTCTTCTTCGATGAAATTCCACAGACGGGCGGCCACGCGGGCCGAAGTCAGCGCCTGGGTGTTGAGATCGTAGTCCAGCAACTGCGTATTACCGCCGCCGAGGATGATGTCGCCGGGTACGTCGGTCGATGGTGCGTAGCCAATCGTGCAGCGTGGGAATGACGCCTCTGCGTTGGTCAAGATGTTCCAAGAGTCGGAGTAGCCGCCCTGGGGGTACAAGAAGTCGCCACAGCCAACAAAGCCTTCGCTGCCGGCTGGAACGTAGAATTTGCGGCTGGAAGGGCCATTTAGCTGGGTAACGGTGACGTACGAACCGGCATTGATCCGGATCGATGCCCAACCGCTCTGGGTCAGGTCATACGCCAGGGCAACCAGAGTATACGACATGGTCGCGACCTGATCGGAGCCGATCAGCTGCACAGGGTTGCCAACGACGTTCACAGTCGTGGCGCGGGGTTGTAAACCCTCGTAAAGTAGCGCTGTGGCCGAAACATTGGTGAAATCGACCAGCCAGGGACCGCCGGAACCGCCATTTTGGCGGATATCGCGCAAAGACAGGAAGACCGTGCCGCCTAAATCGGCCAAACTGACTCCAGTGGCCGGCAAAACGACATCTGGACGCCGAATTGGCGCTGAATCGAAGCCGCCGGGCGTGCCGGGGTCGGCAATTGACGGAGCGATGCACAAAAACCCGATAATATCGCCGTCTTGGGCGCAGCAAGGGGCCGAAATGACGTACGGATCGCCGGGAGTGCCGGTTCCAGTCACATCGGTGCCGAATCCGCGCGAAACGAACGTCCTGGACACGAAAATACCGTCGTCGTCAGGGAAAACCATGTTTCCTTGGCGGCTGGAGAGCTTCACATTGGCCGAAATCGTGACGGTCACCGGGCCCAGCGAGGGGTCGGTCTCAGTCACAACCATGTCCACGGTGGCCGTATCGGCGCCGAGGATGGTTTCGATGCGGTTTTTCAGGGCCACAACGTACGGATCGAGCGCGGATCCGTAGCCAGTGACCTCAATCCCACTGCCGCCTTCGACAAACGTACGCTCAGCGTACAGTCCGTCGGGCAGTCGGACGATGATATTGTTCGGCTGCGGGGAGATTTTCAGCTCCAGGCCGGCCAAAACACGCTCCAACTGCTCCACCAGGCCCGGTATCAGTGGCGCCAACACGCTCCAGATCAGTTCGTGGGTCATGGTGAACGGGAATCCGACCACAGTGAAGTCGCCGGGTGCCGATTCGCCGGTAGTGGTGAAGTTGAACCGATAATATCCGGCCGTATCGAGCAGAATGCTGGTGCGTTCGCTGGTCAGCGTAACTGGGCCGCGCCATGGCATGAACGGCGAGGCAATCGCCACGCCATCGACGTGAATAACCTGCTCGACGGTGATCGTGTCGCCGTCACGGAGGTTAAATGCCTCGATCCGCACCGGTTCAGCGACGACAGCCAGCTCCTGGGATATCGGGCTGGTGCTGTTCACGTCGTAGAAGATGTACGCCGGGTTCGACTCGCCGCCGGGGGCGAATGAGCTCAGCGATGCGGGGCTACGGTCAGCAGTCATAGCAGCTCTCCTGCCAAATTCGCTACGATCCTATCGAACATGGCTTTATTCGGGCTGGTTCGGGCCGATTTCGGAGGGGTGAACACCACCGGCGAGGACCAGAACAGCGTCTTGTGTCCATTCGATGATACACCCTGATCGTTGTAAGAGAAACGCAATCCAGTACGAAATTCAACCACTGCCAGGGGCGGGAACAGGGTGATCTCCCGGACGACGCCTTCGCCGCGGATCGTGTCGAACACCAAGTCGCCTGCGGTTATCTCAGCGCCATCGAAAATCATTGGGAAACTCCAGTCTGCGCAGCGCGCATATCGTTATTTATCTGGTTGCCGGCGTTGGGAATCGGGGGCTGGCCGGACCCTCCCCGGATCGCGTTCTCCAACAGTGCCGGGTTCAGAGGTTGGCGACCTGAGCCTGCAGCCGCGGGGGCTGCGGCGTCTGGTGTCGGCATGCCAGGCAGTGGAGCGGCCGGCAGTCCACCTGCCGCGCCGAGTGTTTCCGGGGTGGTCCGGCCAGCCAGTATGTCCTGCTGCGCTCGTTCTTGAGCGGCTTTCGGGTCTTCGACCATGTCGTCCACCGGCAAGCCAGTAGATTTCAGGATTTCGCGGAGCAGGATCTGGATGGTCTCCGGCTTGACGATGCCGGATTGCGTATAGGGGGCAAGCAGCTGCAGCAGCTCGGCGTTGCGGCTTTGCGCCAATTCGCGCTGCAGCAGGCCGCTGGCGCCGGTGGCGATCACCTGGGCGTCGCCTTTGATGGTCGGATCATCCGAGGTCATCAGGTTGAACTCGTAATAACCGGTGATCAGTTTCTCGATCACGTCGCGGTCCACGTTCAGGATCGCTGCCTTCACACCTTTGGCAGCGTTCGACATCAGGGCGGCTAGGCCCGTGGCGGTACGGCCTGCACCGGCGGCGGCGGGTGATCCAAGCACGTAAGCAGGAACGCCGGACACGTCGTCGGCCATCTGCTTGTAATACTCGAACAGCGACTGTAGGGGAGCAGCCACGTTCGGGACGGCGTAGAAGTTGAATGCGGCCCGTCCGCCGCCGGTCAGGTCTGGGGACACACCGTATATGCGATACGGTATGACGTTGGTCGCATCCTCGCCAGCGGCCAGGCGTTCGGTATCAACTTCACCGATCGGGCCGGACGAGTACCCAGCATTCTTCAGGATGGCCCGGGCGGTCGAGTTGCACACGCGCTCCAGGTCCAGCAACAGGGTGATGATGCTGTCGCCCCAGAACGAGCCGGGCACCTTCACCCAACTCGTGGAATAAATCGGCCGGCGCCCTGTTTCGTACGGGTTCAGCACAGCCTTCACGGTGATGTTGGCGATCGTCCAGACCTCGACTTCGTAGAACGCCTGCGGATCCGGAACCAGCAGGCCGCCGTCAATCAGGGTCTGACCATCGATCTGCCCGTTGTACACGATCGTATCCAGTGGCGTGGTATACCCGATCAGTGCTTCTTCTTTCGTCTCGATGGCGTCGCGCGCCTGGTCAAACGGCAGCTGTTCGCTGAACCCCTGCGGGAAATCATTCAGAACACGGCGTATGGCTTCTTCGCGGAACCCAAACATCCCGATGCAGGCATGCAGTCGCTCACCCAGCATGCGCTGGCGCGTGATCATGTATTTCCCATCCTGGGTTGTGGTCGAGTCCGGAGATGGGAACACATCGAATGGATTCACCCGCATCACAAACGGCACCGGTTCAGTTTTTATCACCAGTTTGTTCTCATCCCACACCGACTTTTTCGTATTCACGAACACCGGCCCGCGCAGGAACGCGGTCGGGAACACACTGAGATCGTCGATGAACGCACCGAACGCGTTGCGCCAGTTCCCTTCCATCAGCTGATCCTCGATCAGCCGTTCCATGTTCTCATTGGCCTTATCGGCCAGGTCCTGGGCCATACGCATGGCCTCAGCCTTCAGCATTCGGGCCTGATCAGTTAGTCCGCGGGCATCCCGCTCACCAGAACGCACGGTTTCCTCAAGCGCGTCGATTATGGCCTCTCTGAGGCGCTTCGGGAGCTTCGGGATCGGTGTCGAGTTCAGTGTCCACGGCTTGTCGTAAGACGGGATGAGTATGTCGGTGAGCCACGAGGCACCAGCTCGAGACTTCAAGCTGGCAATGCCCATATGCGGCGGATTCACCATGTCGATGTTGCCCAACTGCGTGGCGGTGTACTGCCGGCGCTTCGAGAACGCGCAGTTTATGAGCTGGACGTCAATCCCGGAATTCTGCCGGTGATCGGTCGACTCGGTGAACGCCCCACGGACATATTCCGAGAGTCGGTTCTCCAGGTTGGTCTGAGGCGTGACCTCAGGCGGTTCCATGTAGACCTTGCTCATGTCTTCGTACATACGTGCCCTTATTTAATCCGATTCCGTTTCTTAAACGCGTTCTCTTCCATCGTGTAGGCAACCTGCGCCATGGCGCGGCGGGAGGCCGGCTTACGGGCCCCGCCACGTGCATTGGTGGCGAGTGTCGCCTGTTCAGCAACGGCTTTCTTCAGGTACCCGCGAGACGCCTTATCGATGGCGGCCCGGGCGCCGCCGGGGACGGCCGCGGCCATCTTCTTGGCGACGTTCTTCATGGTCTGTTCAATTCGACGCCGTTTGTCAACCGCTTTGTCAACAGGAGACGGCGCAAACGCAGGCTGGGCCTGCTTCACAGGGCGTCGAGCCTGCGCAGTCATGCCGGGCGCGTAGCGCGGCCCATCCTTGCCGTACTTGGCAGAGGCCACGATTACTTCTTCTTTTTGTTCTTGGCAAGCATGGCCATGAACGCAGCCTTGCTTTTACTGCCGGCACTCATGTTTTTGGCGGGTTTCTTCACTACGACGACTTTCTTCATGGCGCACTCCGCAAGGTGGTGTGTTTCACCGAAACATACCACGACACTGCCTATTTGTCTACAGGCGGACTGCCGGGTCGCCAGAACAAAAACTCATGCGCAGCGACAGTCGGCTTGACGTACGACAGCTTAAACAGTCTGACGCCCCACAGCCACACCTGCAGGTACCAGCGCCCAACCTGCAAATTCAGCAGTACACGCCGATGCTTGAGCCATTTCTTAGGTGCCATGGTGTACATCGTCTACCCCGCCCACGCGTAGGGCTTGGTCTCAGTCTTCTCTCCGGATCGGCGCCGGGCCTGCGGACTCGAGTCGCGACCAAATCGAGCAAACACCGCCATGTACTGCAGGCTATCCGCAATATCCGAAACGGGGTGGTCTTTCGTCGGCAGCTCCTTGAATTTCGAACCGGTGCCGTGCACCAACTCGAAGCAATACTCGCCAGTCATGCCATCGATCAGTCGCTGGCAGGACGGGTCGATCTGCAGCCCGTCGATCCGATTCAGGAAAAAGTTCACAGCCTCAAGCCGCGGGGCGATCGAGTTGGTACTGGCCGGGTGCGCCCGGATCCCCCGAGAGTGCAGGACGTCCAGACTGGTCCGCTTATCGATCCCGCCGCGGCCCATACCAGCAGGATCCAAAACACCCACAATCTTATAGCCCTGGTATCTGGCCGCGATGGCCGGCAGCAGGTAATCATCCAAAAACTCCTCCATACCCGAATCACCTGGAATTATCTCCTGCAGTATGCGCAGGCCGCGGTTGGTAACCTGCCCGATTACCGCGGCCGGGTTAAGCCCCACGTCCATACCAACTAAGATCGGAAGCCCGCGCACCGGCACCAGCGGCGCCGGGGCCACGTGGAGCCTGTGGCTGAAGTTCGGGAACACGGGTTTGCCAGCGATCGACACCGATGGCTCGCATGCGAGCATGTTCCGCACGAACGCATCACTAGAACCCTCGATCGAGTGCTCGTAGTATTTATCCGGCAGGAACTGCAGGTTCTCCGCGTCTGGGTTCACCACCCAGCGGGCGAGCTCCTGGTCCCAGAAGACAGCCGGCGGCTGCTCGAAATACTCCCAGCCCGCGGGCAACGGCTGCCCGGTGCGGAACACCTCATGGGTCCAGTGCAGTGATTTCGGGGCGTTGGTATCGAGCAGTATGCAGGGGTAGGTGGGCGGCACGCCGTCTTTCAGTGCCGGGTATCGGCCGACACGGCCGATCAGGTTATTCACTATCTCCCTGTCAATTTCCCGGACCTCGTTGATCCAGGCAGTGGTCAGCTCCAACGACAGCAGTTTGCTGACATCGTCCGGGCGGTCGAGCGCCAGGAAAATAAACTCGGCGTCGACGTGGGTCCCGTCCGGCAGGGTCTGTTTCATCCGACCGTTAAACGGTATTGAGTATACTACTGGACATATCGAGTCGGGTATCCACGCCTGGAAGGTTTTCACCGTGGTCGAGCGCAGCTCCGGGAACGTATTACGGATGATCAGGTGCCGGCTCTGCCGCACCCCGTATTTGTTCGGCGCCTGGTTCATGGCATTCATCAGCAGGTCCATCACGCAGGTTGACGACTTGCCGGATCCCACCGGGCCCAGGATCATCTTCAGGAAGGCCCGTGACAGGTGGAAGCGATGCCCGGACTCGCCGGGGATGTAGATTACTTCTTTGTTCGCCATATGGGATCCTTGTACATCTCTGACAGCAGGATATTCCGTATGGCGAGCGCCAGTGGGTTATACATCAGGTGCAGCTGGCCGTTGATCTCTCTCATGGCGCCTCCAATCCAGGAACAGCTTGGTCGATGGTTATGCTGCGTTTGTCGTTGCCCAGCTGGATGTTGAACACCACGCCGGCCTGTGGCAGCTGCGCCGCCACTTTGGTGCCAAACTTTTTCGGGTGCATGCGCTCGGCCAGCCATTTCATGTGGTCCGCGAGCTCCCGGGAGCCCTTGGGGGACGTAACGCCATCGGCCACCTCAGTCAGAACGCGTGTAGCCTCATCAATGAACGACTGCGCGGCGATCTCGCCGGCCGCGTCCATCCGGGCGACCCGGGTCTCGTCGGCGTTGATCCAGTCCATCATTTTGGGCAGGGAGATCTGCAGCATGTTGGCAACAGCAGTGAGGGTGTGCCCGCGGCCGTACAGCTCGGCGATCAGGTTGATCCCGACGTTGTCGAAATAGGCAGTACTGTCCCGCATACGGCTTGGAAAAGTTGCCGGATAATATTTGAGCAGGTCAATCTCTGGCAGGTTTCTCATGTTTGTCCTCTGGGCGTCTCCACACTTTAGCAGGTCCAACCCCGCGGATCCTGACCTGCCACTGGATGTATCCAAGGGCTTTGAGCACGCGGCGCGCCGGGATCGGTTTCAGACGGAGCTCCTTGGCGGCAGCCTTGGTAAAGTGCGTCCCACAAGCGTTCTTCCCTACGGCCATACGGTATATGGCGTACAATTCGGCGATCGGTTTTTCGACGGCGTTCAGGGAACTCTGCTGCAGGTAGGGTGGCAGGGTCGGGCGTTGGAGCGGCCGGCCGCGTGGGGTGCGGTTGTGGATTTCGAGCAGGATGTCTTCCATATCCGGAGTCTATGCGCGATCGGGGCGAGATGTCAAGTGTAGCGAAATAAAAGCGCCGCCATCTCCTGTAGGGCCGCCCTAGCCTCGGCTTCGGCAGCAAAGTAGCCTAGTTGGTGCCGGCGCCCCCGGTGTGTTATGTGCGCCCGCCATTTCTGCCTTTGGCTGTCGAAATACGCCGTCCCCAAACGAGAACGGTTCTCGATGTTTTCCTGGTGTGTCGTCAGGCGCAGATTCTCTATGCGGTTGTTGCGCACGTCCTGGTCCACGTGGTCGAGAGGGCCGGGCGGCCAGGCGCCGTGAACCAGCGCCCAGACCAGCCGGTGGTATGCGTATTTCTGGCCATTCAGCACCGTGCGGATCTTTCCGTACACGCTACCTTTCCGCTTTGTGGTCCAATACTCGCTCACCGGCTTCCCGGTTTCTAGGAAAACTATTTTCCCAAGCTCGTGGGAATAGACTACGTGTGTCGGGAGTCCGGGTGGCGGGGTCATGTTGAGTCCTTTGGTGGGGGTAGGTCTAGTGTAGATCCCTGAAAAATAAAAAGCAAGCCCTATTTATGTCCGTTTAGGGGGGAGAAGGGGAAGGAGCCCCCTTCGAAATCCGGCTGTCCAATGTGCCCGTCGACGCTGAACCCAGGCTGAACGCATGAATTCGGGCGCGAAAAGCCCGTTCTATTCAGCTAGCGTTCAGGGCCAATCCTACATACTGGCATTGCATCAAACCGATGCTTAACCCAAGGCGATACAATGAAATTGCTTACCTATACTCCACTCTCGCAGATTCTGACACGCGCGCAAGACCGCGAGCTCAACACCACCATCCTCGAAATGATGGCGCGTGATATCAAAGCGGGCGTGTCATCGCGCAAGGTGCTTGAAAAAGTCGAGTCGATGGAACTGGATGTGCGCTATGTCTATATGTGGGATAATCACCCGAACAAACTCAACTGGTCGCGCGTCACCCCATGCAGGCGACAATGGCTAAGTCGAGGCGGTTGAGAATCGGGGGCTTCGGCCCCCTTTTTCTTAGGGACTCCGGTCGCGTCGCAGGGGGCGAGGGCGTAGCACGGTCGGTGCGTGAGCGCGACGAGGAACGAGGAGCCAGGCGAACGGCACCGATCCTGCGACAGCGCCCTCGCCCCCGGAGACGCGACCGGAATCGGTTCAGCTTAGGTTCAGGTAGGGTGTGCTAGGCTCGCCCGTTCAGGTTAGGTACAGCCAGGGTGTGCTAGGGAATAGTAACCTGAACGACACATTAACAAGGGTACATAATTTGTGTTTAAGGGTAATAAACTACTGGACAAGGGTACATAAAATCGCTTATACTATTTTCACGGTAAGGGAATGGCTAGGGCATTCCGCGCTAGGTTTCCGCGCCGTATTTGAGGATTTTCTCATGGATAGTAAGTCAAAACTGGCACTCGTGTCAGAGGGGTCGCTCGTTTCTAAAACGGGTAGCGCAGGCGTTAAGGTCATTAAAGACTACGCGATAAAATCGGGCAAAGATGTCGCGCAAGCGCGTATTGCTATGGTCAAGGCGATTGATGCCGATGCCGTGGCGTTTGCTAAAATCGTTCGTGCGGGCGGATTCCGTACCTCGAAAAACGATACCATCAGCTCGGAAAGCTCGCAGAAAGGGCTTCGCTTTGTAACTGCACTGGCAAGCCAGTCGTATGCAAAGGCTGATATTGACAGCGTTTTAACCGAGCAATCGGTTTTACTGCTCGATGCAGGCGCGTACTCCGCGCTTTATGCAAGCCGTTTTGCCGTGGCAATGGGCTGGCTTGACAATGCCAAATCGACAAAGGCGGTTGAAGCCGTGATTACTAACCCGAAAGGGAAAGCCATTACGGAACTGCGGAACATAAGCAAGGTCGCAGTCGGCGCGAAAATCAAGCCGAAAGTGAAAGCCGAACCTGAACGCCATGCCCTAACCCATTGGCTCGGCATGATTGAAAAAACCGACACGCCGTTAAGCCGTGGCGAGTTTCTGGAACTGGTCAGGGAATCCACCAAGACCGAGTAACCTGAACCAAAGCTGAATACGGATAAACCCCCTGCTAGCAGGGGGTATTTTTTTGTGCTAGGAATCCCTACCTGAACGCCAGGTGAATGCCGGCGCTAGCACACTCACCCTGAACCCAAGCTGAATGGCAGATCGCCGTTCAGGAACCGTTCAGGTTCCGGTCGCGTCGCTTCGCAGGCCACGCCTCGTCGTTCCTCCTCGGCTCGCCCGCTACGCGACGCGACCGGAACGAGGCGTTCCGCCCCGGCACGGCGCGTGGCCTGCGAGGCGAACGCCTCCGGTCGCGCTGAGCACGCGTGGTGCGCGCACCCTGCCGGAAAGCTGCACCCCCGCACGCCCGAAAATCGTGTACCCCTCAAGGGTACACACGCACAGCTTCTTATGACCTTGGGGAACTGTATAAGGTGAGCGCGGCGCGTATGCCGCGCGTCGGGCGCCCGACCCTTGTAACCTTGTAACCGTTTATCCAAAAGTTTTTTACCCTCGAGGGGTTCTCGTCTTGTTGTGTAGTGCGTGGCCGATTAGCGCGCGCGGATCGCGGCGATGGGCGGCGCGCGGGGCGCGCTCGGCCCCCAGGCGGCCGGTAACCCTTTTGTATGCAAAAGTTGCGTTACCACTTTCCCCTGTAGAATCATGGGCTTTGACCCCTTGCAACCTGTAACGTGCAAAAGTCAAGTCAGCGACCGCTGGAAGTGTCGGGCGGCGCCCCCGTCCAATCCCAATCAAGGGCTTTTCCTTTTCTCTCTATATATATA